GGTGGCCTGTAACACAGTGCTATCGTTCAAGGTCACTGTACCTTCTGTGTAGTTGATGGGAACAACGATCTGTGAAGGATTTGCATTGGTGCTACCGTCGACCGTGACCCCAGAAGGATCTGCCGGCGTGCCATCTGGATTGGTGGGTATGATATAAAAAGAAACTGTGTCGTACCCGGACAGCGGAACTTCGAGCTCGGCCTGTGCTAGCAATGCGTTGTTGATTTCGATATCTCGGTCTCGAGTAGTCCCAACATCGATTTCTGTGGGAGGGTCGATTATTTGCCAATAGGTGTTATCGGTGATATCTGTGCCGGCTGGTGCATCTATCAACGATTGATAATAGGTATCCCCATATAGCACTATACTGCCCTCAGGATAAAAATTGCCCGGGTCCCAGATTTGGTTGCTTTCAAATGGTTTGTTGAGTATTTCTCGGTATTCTTGCGCATTGACCAAGGGTGTAGCTTTGACACGCCATAGATGCGGTAACCAAGTCTGGCTGAATCCCTCGCTGGCAAAGTTGGCATCCTGTATGACGTAATATCGTGGTAGAGCTCGTGGAATAGCCGGATCCAGTGGATTCTGATCGCGCAGGTTTGGCACCTCGATAACGTCGCCGCTCATGAGCTTGCGACCGATAATGTCAATCATGTCATTGTAGTGAAACGTGATGAACAAGGTGTCGTTTTGTAAAAAAAGACCAAACTGCGTGAGATCAAAATCGATGTCTTGCACGTTGTACACGCCACGCATGCGATAGATGTCAGGATCATAGGCTCGGTCTCGATTTTCCAGCAGCAACAAATCCTGGATGAACAAGGGATTTTCTGAGCTGTAGTTGGGTTGTGTGGCATCATAGTTGCCAGATTCTACGCTGTCGCCCTCACCAGCACGAGGTCCTAAATATTTGTGGATGTAGATGTCAACACCGCCCACTGTGTACATTTCGGATATGGTTCGATCAAAAAAACGGTAGTCGTTGGTACGATTTGGACGGTAAAGGCTGAGTCTGGGCATGATAGGATCCTATTCTTATTTAGTTGACCCATAAATGGCAAAATGCTATAATTACACATCTAATAGGAGCAATCATGACCTTAGCCAAGCTCAAACCGTTGAATCCGCGCAGTCCAGACCAGAAACACATGGGCAACGAGCCCGAATGGCCACATCCGGCCACGCAGAGCCGATTGTCGGCCGTGATGACCGCTTGGCGCTGGTACGGTTATTACTATGGCAAAAAGGAAGTCAAGACTTTTATCATAGCGTGGCTGGCCCACAAAGGGCGCAATGCCGAAGCCAAGGTCTTTGCTCGCGTGCCCGACACCTTGCTCACCAACGTGACCGGATGGCTGTGCCGCATGGAAATGCGAGGCCTAGAGCTGGAACCACGCGAGATCGAACACATCAATGAAGACATTCAAAAACATCTGGAAACAGCCAAATCCGTGCGTGATGTGGTGCAAGAAACTGTGCCAGATCTAGTGCTCCGACCCAACATCCAAGATCGCTTGCGCGACAAGATGACGGAGGCTGCAGGTGAGCTGGAAGGCATGTTTGATGAGCTCATGATCTCCGGCAGCAAAATGACTGCCAATTTCAAGCCCATGGCCGTGATACGCGGCATGAACGTAGCGCCACAAATGATCTCCGAAATATCGCGCATTTGGCAGCAACGCCTGGACGAGCTCACCGAAGTCATAGCCGGACGTGATGCGCAGTTGGTCGAAGGCTACTCGAACTTCAGCAAGATCCAACTGCGCAATCTCGTGAAATTCTGTGAGACCGTGATCGCTGACTGCAACAGCTATGTTCAGATCAAGAAAGTCGAGCGCAAGCCGCGTGCCAAAAAGGCCAAACCGCCCGAGATCATAGCTCGCGGTTTCAAGACTCTCAGCGAAGATACCGAACTCAAACTGCGCAGTGAGCCAGCAGCTCGCTTGGTGGGTGCCAGTGAAGCCTGGTTGTATGATGTCAAGAAACGCAAGCTGATACATGCAGTGGCCGACTCGCACCTTGGCACCTTCACAGTAAAAGGCAGCGGCCTGATCGGATTAGACGCCGCACAGACCTTGCAGAAGACCCTGAGGAAACCAGCCGAACAGCTTAAATCTCTCATGGCAGCATCGGTGCCCAATGCTCGCAAGTTCTTCCGAGACATCAAGGCCACCGAGATCAAGTGGAACGGTCGTGGCAATGGAAATTTAGTGATACTGCGAGTGAAATAAGCCAATCGGCATTATGGGTGATGTTATCACATAACCCGCCATAAATACGCTCACAAGGGAGATACTTTGATAGATCATCGCCGATACGTGGGCGGTATGTATGATGAAATAGGCCAATGGCAATTTGATTTCATCACTTCTCGGCCTGAATTCGATAGGAAAAAAATATTTCTTGATGTCGCTTGCGGTAGCATGCGTTTAGGACGCCATCTGATTGCACATCTCGAAACCGGAAACTACATAGGCCTTGACATGAACCGCGTCATAGTCGAGCGCGGTCTCATTCACGAATGTGATGCCAGTGTTGTTGCTAAAAAACAGCCCAAAGTAATCATAACCGACAAATTTGACACCTCGCACATAGATTATTTTGATTTCGCATGGTGCCATGCTCTTTTCAATCACTTGCTGCCACGCAACATCCATACCTGTTTGACCAATCTCCGTAGATGTGCGCATGACAAAAGCGTGTTGTATTTCACCTACTGGCAAGGTCATAACCGGCATGCTGCCGATGACACCTACCATCCCACTAGTCCTGTAGATTTTTATCACAGTGAAGCTGATATGAAGCTATATGGTTCCAGCGCTGGCTGGCGTTGTGAGCCTGTTGCAGAAAGACAACCCCGAGGCCAGCACATAATGCGGGCGTTTCCTAGCTAAATATCTTTACAAGGAAGCACCATGGCTGACGAATCTTTGAATTTATTAAAACAACAGTTGATCGACTATGTGCGATTTGAGCTTGGTGATGGCATCATCGATCTGGAGCTGGATCCGGAACATTTTGAAGCAGCTTATCAACGCACCTTGGGCACTTATCGACAACGGGCTCAAAACGCCTATGAGGAAAGCTACAGTTTCATGCGCCTGCAAGAAGGTGTCAATGAGTACACGTTGCCGCAAGAAGTGACCACCGTGAGACAGATCTTCCGTAAAACCATTGGAGTTACTGGTACCGGTGGTTATGCTTTCGACCCTTTTGGTGCAGCTACATTGAATGTGTATCTTTTGAATTTCAATCAAGCGTCGGGCGGCATGGCCACGTATGATTTTTACCAGCAGTATGTAGAACTGGCAGCAAGGATGTTCGGTGGTTACATCAACTATACTTTTAACACTGTGACCAAAAAATTGCAGATCATCCGCGATCCCCGTGGCAGCGAAGAAACTGTGCTGTTATGGACCTACAATCAAAAGCCTGAAATCACGCTGTTGAGCGACCCGCAGATTTCGCAATGGTTTCGAGATTACATGACTGGTGCTGCCAAATACATCATTGGTGAGGCACGTGAAAAATTCGCATCTATCGCTGGTCCACAGGGCGGTACCGCCCTCAATGGTGCGGCCATGAAGAGCGAAGGCCAGGCCATGATGGACCGATGCGTGGAAGATCTCAAGCTCTACGTGGATGGCAGCCAGCCACTCAGTTTCGTGATAGGATAATCATGCGGGCAACCGAATTTGAGCTTGAAGAACATCGCATGATCTGGCGCCGTAATCCTCGCACCGGGAAAGTCAGTCTGCGTTGGAGATGTGAATCCGGACCGCGCAAAAATCGAACAGTGCCACGCGTGTCTGACTGTTCGGCAGCCCCAAATGTGGCACAAGCACAACGTATGAAAAAAACACGTGCTAGGACCAAAATACGCCAGGCACGCAAAACCAAACGCACCAAACGGATAAATCCCAAGGCCAAATTGCTGAGGTTGCTCAATCTTTATCGCTAGACCACTGCCGGTATTTCTGTTACACTAGGATCATGGATGTCATGATCGATATTGAAGGGCTTGCTACCGGCCCTGATACCACTATCCTTACCATAGCCGCACAGGAGTTTGAGCCCTTGCACCGTGACAAGTTTGGTCGCGAGTATTATGTGCGAGTAGATCTTGAAAGTCAAGACGGGCGCAGTATCGAGCAAGGAACGCTAGACTGGTGGGCGTCCCAGCCAGTAAAAGTACGTGAAGAAGCATTCGCTGAAGATGGAAGAGTGTCATTGCGTGAAGCTCTATCCGGATTACATCGCGTCATCTGGCATGCTAAACGAGTGTGGGCACAGGGCCCCACCTATGACATGAATATCTTGGAGCATGCATTCAAAAGCCTTGGCATGCCCTTGCCATGGCATTATTATTCGGTGCGAGACAGTCGCACCTTGTTCAGCCTTTGCCCCAGCCTAGAAAAGTATCCTGCCAGTCATCATGCGTTAGAAGATTGCCGACGCCAGATACGTCTTTTATGGGATGCCATGGAATCACTGAAAATAAAGGAGTTGGCATGATTATTGGGGTATGCGGCTTGATCGGATCCGGCAAAGACACCATAGCTGATTATTTGGTTAATGTGCATGGATTCCGACGAGATAGTTTTGCCAGCAGTCTCAAAGATGCTGTAAGTGCGGTATTCGGTTGGGATCGAGAAATGTTAGAGGGTCGTACTCGTAGCAGTCGCGAATGGAGAGAACGACCCGATACTTGGTGGAGCCAACGATTGGGCCAGACCATCACTCCCAGATACATACTGCAACAGTGGGGCACCGAAGTGTGTCGTCGCGGATTCCACGATGATATCTGGATAGCCAGTCTTGAAAACAAGCTACGATGCAGCCAGGATCATGTGGTAATCAGCGATTGTCGTTTCCCCAACGAAATTACAGCCATACGCAGGGCCGGCGGCATCGTGATACGTGTGATGCGAGGCACCGATCCCGATTGGTTTCGGGCTGCTCAACAACATTTTTGCGCCGGGGCTGCACTTCTCGAAGAGATGCCACATAGCAGCGAGTGGGCCTGGGCTGGTACAAAGTTCGATGCCTTGTTAGACAATAATCATAGTTTGGATGATCTCTATCATCAAGTCAGCGATCTTCTTCAAGATCACCACGACGCCACGGCAGATCTAGACGTGTAATTTCTTCAATGCAGTTGAGACACACTGTTTTTAAATTGCGCATGTCGCAGTCATTGAGATTGCCGTTGATATGCCAGACAGTGAGCTGCGCTGAATGTCGCGCTCGGAATCCGCATTTATCACAAACAGGTTTTTTCTTGTAACCTGCCTTCAACCATCTGGGTTGCTGTAAAGGGATCTTTTTTTTCTTCCGTATACAGGCATTACACCTCCGTCGGTAGTAGATTTTGTCTCTGTGATAGCCGTTGATGGCGGCAGCATTACGATGACATACTTGACACAAAGGACGCATACGAGTATTTAATTAAGACCTTAATTAAGGTACCACAAGCCGGTCAGTTTTAGGAGATCCTGGTAAATATTCGTAACATTTACAAGGAAACAACCATGGCACTAGTATCCCCCGGCGTAGAGGTAACCATAATCGATGAGTCCAACTATGTACCAGCTGCGACGAATTCGGTACCCTACATACTGATCGCTACAGCCCAGAACAAAATTTCGGGCACTGGTACCGGAGTCGCTCCAGGCACCCTGGCCGCCAATGCTGGCGAAATCTATTTGATCACCAGCCAGCGAGATCTTGCAGCAACTTTTGGCAATCCATTTTTTTACAAGACCTCAACCGGCACACCTATCAATGGGTACGAGCTTAATGAGTATGGATTGCTGGCAGCTTTTTCTGTGCTGGGCATAACCAATCGTTGCTATATCCAACGCGCCGACGTTGATCTATCAGAACTTACTGCTTCTTTGGTGAGACCATTGGGCGCACCTACCAATGGAACCTATTGGTTAGATGCATCTACCACTGTCTGGGGCGTGTTTCAATGGAACGCCACCACGTCATCTTTCTCCCCACAAGATCTTTTTGTTCTCACATCTTCTACCCAGCTGTCTGGCGGTATTCCTTCGCAAAGCATTGGTGGCATAGGCGCCTATGCTGTGGTAACCACCAACGCCAACAATCCCATTTATTACAAAAATTCCAGCAATGAGTGGGTGCTAGTGGGATCGGACGCCTGGAAAAACAGCTGGCCCACCATACAGGGCAGCAATTCAGTCACGGCAACACTCACAGCCGGCAATGTTATCTATATAAATGGCACGGCGGTGACCGTACCAGCCGCGCCAAACAACACGGTCGCTGGTTTGGCGGCTGCAATCACTGCGGCTTCCATAGCAGGTGTTACTGCAGACGTTGATAGCAGTGATCGACTGGTGATCTACGGTGACAGTGAGGCCGCCAGCGATGGTAGCACAGCATCGGGCGGTATCATCAACATCGAACCAGAAAGCACAGCAGCTTTGCTTACTGCTTTGGGCATAGTGGCCACATCCTATTATACGCCTGCGCTGCAACAGAGTTACAATTACACAGTGCCGTTATGGCGCAGTGGTCAGAGCGAACCAAGGCCTACCGGCAGTGTTTGGAACATGCTGACCAATGTAAACCAAGGTGCCAACATAGTAGTCAAGCGTTATGATTCAACATTGGGAGCTTTTGTAACTCAGAGCACACCCATATATGCCAATGATCAATCAGCCAATAAAGCTCTAGATCCTGCTGGTGGCGGTCGGAACATTGCGGCAGACACGCTTTATGTTCAGTACAACGTGGACCCGGAACTGAATGGTGTAGCTGAATACAACAACACGACCACTTTCAAAGTGTTTGGTAGATTGACCACGGGATCCACGATAATCGCCGGTGATAACGTTAATCCTACGTTCACTATCGGTAATTCTTTCACGATCCAAGCCAGTGCCGCCAACAGCGACACGCTGTCTAGTGCGGTGACAGTGACTTTGACCGGCACTACGTCGGCAGATTTTGTGGCCGACGTAAGCGCTGCCAATGTTCCCTCTGTGGTGGCTTCGGTCACTTCTACTGGTGCCATTGCATTCACTCACGGTCAAGGTGGCGTTATCGTCTTGCAAGATGTGACAGGTACGCCTATCACAGGAACAGCAGGTTGCGATTTCAACACAGACATTGACGGTGTGCGAGCTGGCACAGGGGACGAAACCGGCGCTCTGATACTTTCTAATTGGGAACCCATCACCTACACTGCCAGTGCAGATGCGCCCAGTCTTGATCCCGCAGATGGACGTCTCTGGTACTATTCAGCTACCGATCAAGTAGATATCATGATCCAGAGCGGCGGCTCGTGGAAAGGTTATCGCAACGTCAATCTTGACATTCGCGGTTACAATCTCACAAACACTGATCCTGCAGGCCCCATCGTGTCAGCAACTACCCCTACGGCTCAGAGCGACGATACCGATTTGGTGTATGGTGATCTCTGGATCGACACCAGTGATCTTGAAAACTATCCTAGACTGTATCGCTGGGAATTGGTGAACGACGTGGCGCAGTGGGTTTTGATTGACAACACTGATCAAACCACCAGCGATGGTGTGTTGTATGCTGATGCGCGTTGGGCCCCAAACGGTACCACAGATCCCATTACAGACAACTTCCCATCGATTACAAGTCTGCTGACCAGCAATTATCTGGACCTTGACGCACCGGATGCCAGCATTTATCCTGAAGGCATGCTGTTGTTCAACACACGCAGATCTGGCTTCAACGTAAAGAGCTTCCAGAGCGATTATTTCAATGCCACAGATTTCGCAATCGAAGGCTACAGCAATGCCACCAGTTATGCAGTGAATGATCTGGTGCTGTATGAAGGCATCATCTATATTGCTATCCAAGCTGGTACTGGCAACTTGCCAACGAATACCAGTTTTTGGAGTGCTCTAGAAACCAATGCCTGGGTAACTGCATCAGGAAATCGTGCTGATGGTTCTCCCTACATGGGTAGACTGGCACAGCGACAGATCATCGTGGCAGCCATGAAGAGCTCTATAGACACATCTGATACCTTGCGTGAAGAGCAAAACGTGTTCAACCTCATCGCGTGCCCCAACTATCCTGAATTGATCACAAACATGGTACGCCTCAACAACGAGCGCAACAACACTGCTTTCATTGTTGGAGATACACCAATGCGTTTGGGCCCAACTGGCACTGAAATCCAAGACTGGGCCACTGACAACGGTGGACTAGGTTTTGCCACTGGTGATGGCCTTTCCACCAGTGATCAATATCTAGGCGTGTTTTATCCTAGCTGCCAAACTACAGACACAACAGGCAGCTTGGTGGTACAACCTCCCAGCCATATGATGTTGCGCACCATAGTGCGCAGCGACGAAGTATCATTCCCATGGTTGGCTCCGGCTGGAGTACGTCGTGGTATCATTGACAATGCCGATAGGATCGGTTATATCAATGCCGTAACTGGAGAATTTACCACCATAGCTACCGGTCAAGGTCTGCGCGACGTGCTTTATACCAACAAGATCAATCCCATCACATTTATTCCCGGTGTTGGCATCACCAACTATGGAAACAAAACTGAAAGTGCTGTCACAAGCGCACTTGATCGTATCAATGTGGCAAGATTGGTAGCTTACTTACGCGGACGATTGGCAGAAATTGCCAAGACCTTTGTGTTTGAACCCAACGATCAGATCACTCGCAACGAGTTTGTCAATGCGGTTGATGGGTTAATGATTGATTTGGTTGCCAAGAGAGGTATCTATGATTACCTTATTGTGTGCGACCTCAGCAACAACACTCCGGCGCGTATTGACCGCAACGAACTGTACATGGACATAGCTATTGAACCTGTCAAGGCAGTTGAGTTCATCTACATCCCGGTGAGGATCAAGAACACTGGCGAGATTGCTGCCGGACAAGTAGCCCCATCTTCGGCGGTGTAATGGTGCTAAATACAGGAACTAGGAGATAATATATGGCTGTTTCATCTTTAACACGTATGACAGTACCGTTAGCGAGCGATCAGAGTTCTAGCACGCAAGGTTTACTGATGCCCAAACTCAAATACCGCTTCCGAGTGGTATTTGAGAATCTTGGTGTGAGCACACCACGAACCGAGCTCACCAAGCAAGTGATCGATTTCACAAGGCCCAGCGTGAGCTTTGATGAAGTCACTATTGAAATCTATAACAGCCGTCTCTATTATGCCGGCAAGCATACCTGGGAAATGGTCACAGTGAACTTGCGTGATGATGCTTCCAATGAGGTAGCACGATTGGTAGGTGAACAATTGCAGAAGCAAATGGACTTTGTTGAGCAGGCATCAGCTTCTTCAGGTATTGATTACAAGTTCCTTACCCGCTGCGAGATCCTAGACGGTGGTAATGGCACCGCCGAGCCTGTGGTACTAGAGACATGGGAGCTGTACGGGTGCTACCTTAACTCAGTGAACTACAATGACCTCAACTATGGCGATAGCGAACCTGTCACGATCCAGATGCAGATACGTTTTGACAACGCTTTGCAGACACCTCTAGGATCAGGTCTTGGTACCGCAGTTGGACGCACCGTGGGCTCAGTGGTAACAGGAACCGGCACAGCCGCAACATAATCTATGGCCTTTGGTCAGGACTTCTTGAGCGGGTTTTTCGGCAACGATTACCTGCGCGACTACACACACGCTAGTAAGGTCTTCAGGACGAATGGGTATTCCAATGCCCCTCGCCTGAAATTCCTTTTCCACGTATATTTTACACTGAACGATGCTATTCCACAGGTGCGTAATCAGTTCAAAGATGCCAATCTAAGCGTGCTGGTAAAGACCGTGGATCTACCACGGTATCGATTTGACGTTGATGTCTTGAACCAATACAATCGCAAACGTGTGATACAAAAAAAGATTGACTATCAGCCAATCAATCTCACCTTTCATGATGACGGTGGCGATCTAATTCGCAGGATGTGGTACACCTATTACAGTTACTATTTCAAAGATCCCAGCCAGCCGTACAACGGTATCGCCAACACACCAGGTACCAATGGGCCCAGCCAAACTCAGGCCACCGGATTCAGCTACAACAATCGAGATATCTATGCCAATGACCGAGTCATCAATGATTGGGGCTATATTGGCGAAAGTTATCTTGATGGCACCGATTCGGCCAATGGCAAGCCACAATTTTTTAAAGATATCACCATCTATGGTTTCAATCAACACAAATGGGTAAGCTATGTACTGATCAATCCTTTGATCACTGACTGGCAACATGACTCCTATGATTACAGCCAAGGTGATGGTGTGTTAGAAAACCGCATGACCCTGGCCTATGAAACTGTCAAGTATTACGGTGGCGGTATTGGAGGTGATCGTCCCGATACCAATGTTCCAGGATTTGCCAGTCCGCAAACCTATGACCAACGTCAGAGCCCATTGAGCCGGCCTGGTGGTACCAGGAGCATACTCGGTCAAGGTGGCTTGTTAGACACTGGTATCGGAATCGTGTCAGATCTAGAACAAGGAACCCTGACAGGAGTATTAGGTGCTGTGCAAAAAGCTGGAACTGCTTACAATACCTTTCGTGGAGTCAATCTAGGCGCAGTGGCTAGAGAAGAAGCTCTTGGACAGGTCACCAATGTGCTGAGAAACACACAGCAAGGCACGCCAGGCGGCATCAGTGTCACACAACTCACCAACGCTCTGCAACGGCCAATTTTTCCCACACCTAATCGGGAGTAATCATGTCTACGGTCAATAACACCAACACCAAGGTAGACGCCACAGTGCGAGTTTTTGATCAGTTTTATGCATTTGAAGCATCGGTGCCAGCAGTTGAGTATGACATTGTAAACAGTTTCTTTGAAAGCGTATTCAAGACCAAGCAAGCTGCACGCAATTTCACGTCGTCTTTGTTCCGCGTCGCGCAACTATCAGGTACACCGGTTTTGACATTGTTGGAACAGATCAATGACAATGATCAACTTTCAGTGTCGGCATCTTTGGCTTATTTCTTGAATGCAACACGCAGTCCTACCACTCTTCTTGGAGTCAATCAGGTCTTGACTCCTAACGTAAATGCAGCACGTAATGTGCTGCCATGAAAAATTTCGCACAAGGGGTATTCATCCCCAAAAATCCACAGAAATATGTAGGCAAAGGGCATCCGCGATATCGTAGCGGATGGGAGTGGAGTTTCTTCCAGTTCTGTGACAACAATGATCATGTACTAGAATGGGCCAGCGAAGCCATATCCATCAAATACCGCAATCCTTTAACTGGTAAAATCAGCAACTATGTGCCGGATGTGTTCTTGAGATACCGTACTCGAAACAACAAGATCTGCACAGAGATCATTGAAATCAAGCCGCGCAAACAAAGTCTCATTGAAGGCAAAATGAGCGAGCGCGATCGCATGGTCGTAGCCATCAATCATGCCAAATGGCAAGCAGCTCAAGTCTGGTGCAAGCGCGCCGGTATTGTATTCCGCATACTCAATGAAGATGCATTGTTCCGCAATGGATCCAGAAAGCGGTAAATATGACATGGCCCTTAATTCTAACAAAAATCTAGAGGAGTTGTTTGATCTACCAGCCTCAGATCACGAATCACAAGACAGCGATGAGGCCGCAGCCGGCAACGATATCGCCACCAATCTGCCTTGGTTGCCTTAAAGTCTGTCAGCACTTGACAAGATCTAA